TGTGTCAACGTATTTTGGAGGCGCGTCGGCCGAAGCGGCTGTCGCGCCTTATTACTTTAATGGTTATGACGGATCGACAAACAAACCGGCAGCAATGCTTTTCGCTCAGATGCCGTATAGCGGCGCTGTGGCTGCGTTTTTGCAGGGCGGGACGAGCATCGCTACTCCTGCCGCCATCGCCACGATAACCTCTGGTAACCTCACGGTGAAAATCGACAACGGCGTGTTCGTCGCTACCGCGATCAATTTCACCGGCACCACGACTTACTCAGGCGCTGCCACCATCTTGCAAACCGCGCTACAAGCCGCTGTGCCAACCACGGCCAGCGTCACGGGCTCGATCACCACGACCGTCCTCACCGTGACTGTGGTGGGCTCTGGCGCGCTTCAACCGGGCTATATCATCGCGGGATCTGGCGTCACGTCGAACACCAAGATTGTCGCTCAGTTGACCGGCACAACCGGGGGCGTAGGCACCTATACGGTTTCGATTTCACAAACCGCATCCAGCACCACGATTACCGCGACCCCGCAGCTGCCGACTGTTTCGTATAACTCGACGCTGGGTTCGTTCCAGATTGCATCGGGATCGACCGGCGTTTACTCCACTATCGCATTCTCAACATCGGGCACCGGAAACGGTGATGTGATCGACAAATTTGCGTTGTCCGCCGCCGATGGGGCCATTCTCTCGCAGGGTGCGGCGCAGGCGACGGGATCGGGCATCGCTACCGCGATGAATGCGCTGGTTGCCATTCAACCGAACTTTGGCGGATTTCTCACGATCTTTGAGCCAACCACCGCCGATAAGGTGCTGTTTGGCGCATGGAACAATACTCAGAACGATCAATATGTTTACTCAATGTGGGATACGATTACCGCCGCCGCAATGACGGTGGTGCCTGACACCACCTCGGCGCTGGCCCAGATCAAAACCGCGAACTATTCCGGCACGCTGGGCGTGTATCAGGACATTAACACCGCTGCGTTCGCGCTTGGCTGCCAGGCTTCGATCAATTTCAATCAGGCCAATAGCCGAATCACGCTGTTCTCTCGCTCGCAGGCTGGCCTTGCGCCGGTTGTGACCAGCACCACGATTGCCCAGGCGCTCATTACCAATGGGTGCTTTTTCTATGGCATTTATTCAAACCCCGGCAATTCGTTCGTGCTGGGTAATCCCGGCGCGATCAGCGGCCCGTTTGCGTGGTGGGATTCCTACATTAACGCGGCATGGCTTAACAACAATCTCCAAACCACCGCGATCCAGACTATGCAGGCGAATGGCAACATCCCTTATAACGCTAAGGGATACTCGATCATCCGCACGTCGCTGACCGGCGGAAATCCTGGCGCCAACACCACCGGATCACAGCCCCAGACTGTAGCACCAGGGCCGATTCAGCAAGCCGTGAACTTCGGCGCGATCAATTCGGGAGTGTTGCTTTCCGCCACCCAGCAGGCTGCGCTTGTGGCTTTCTTTGGGGCGAACGTGTCCGGGCCACTATGGCAGACTGGCTATTACCTACAGGTCAAAGACCCTGGCCCGACCGTGCGCGCAGCGCGGGGTTCGCCAATCATCAATCTGGCGTACATGGATGGAGGCTCCGTCCAGTATATCAGCATTTCTTCCCTGAATATCCAATAAGGAACACGGAAAATGGCTCTAACACTTACCTCCGCGAATACCGTGTTTACGCTCGCCGTCCCAGGTTTGCTGCCTCCCACCTCGTTTTCGGGCTGGGCGCCGGAGGAAATCTACGAGGTGGAGGACATCGACAATACGGAAATCCAGATGGGCATGGATGGCAAATTGTCGGCCGGCTGGGTTCCAAAAGCGGTGGCGATTCGGTTCACTCTGCAAGTTAACTCACCGTTTAATGGATTTTTCGATACGTGGGCGCAATCGCAGGCTCAGGTTCAGGATGTTTATCCGTCCTACGGCGAAATCGTCCAGCCTTCGATTGGGTTGGCGTGGGCGCTGGCGAACGGTTTTCTCGGCTCCCGATCGCCTCTTGCTAGTGCCGGCCGCGTCTTGAAGGTTCGGAATTACACAGTGCATTTTGAATCGGCCCCTCTGTTTCCGGTGTAATATGAGAAAAAAAATTGACGTTGTAATTGATAGCGGGCGCGATCTCGGAAAACGCTTTCACATTACCGAAATGGATTCCTGGAAATGGGCGCGGTGGATGGACCGCGCCATTTTTGCAATTAGCAAGAATGGCGGCTCGATCTCGCCAGAGGTCATGGATGATGGGCTACAGGGTTTGATCGTTTTTGGCCTTCAGTCCCTCACCTGTATGGATTTCGAGCAGGCTGAACCGCTGATTAAGGAATTGATGGAGTGCGTTCAGATAAAGCCAGATCCCACGCGCATTGATTTCGTGCGTCCCGGCGGCTTACTGGACGGCGATATCGAGGACTACAAAACCTATTGGCGGCTGCGTCGGGAGGTTTTAGAAGTTCACCTGGGTTTTTCCATCGCAGACGAATGGTTAAAATTCCAAACCATGCGTCTGACGGGCGAGAAAATCTTATCGAATACGCCAACGTCAATCGATGGATTGGCCGTGCAATAAGCTCCGGGTGCGCAACGCTGCACGAAATGCAAACGGTTTTGTCGTTTGAGGACGTGTTTGACCTACTCGAAATCGTAGCTGTCGATAACTATAACCGGAGGGTTTTACATGACAAAAAGCCCGGCTGAGGCGGTGTAATGCCCGCTACTATAATCGACAGCCTGGTCGTAACGCTGGGCTTGGACCCCAAGCAGTATGGGACCGAAGCACTGGCTGCGCAAAAGCGGCTGGATAAGTTTGATGCCACGGTAAAAAAACTCGGCATCGACGAAAAAAAACTGACCGATGTTCAGCGCACGCAAATCAAAGCGCTGCGCGAAATGCAGTTGCAGAGCGACAAGGCCGGAAAGTCTCTCTCGTTCACGTCCAAAATTGGCGGCGAAATGTGGGGCGTTCTGGAAAAGGGCGCGCTTGGCTTTGGTGCCGCGCTGGGGCTAATGTCTCTCGCGCGCACGGCAGAGAACGCGGTGACTTTTTCCGCCGGCATCGGGCGATCGGCGGCGTTTCTTGGGCAGGCCACGAAAGAGGCTGATGCTTTTGGGAAAGCGATTTACGAAATCGGCGGCAACGCTGACGAAGCTATTTCCACCCTTCGCGGATTGAATTCGATAATCCAGGGGCGTCAGTATGGCGATCTTACTTCGCTGGCACTGGCTCGGGCGGCCTCTCTGCTTGGCGGCCGCACCGGGCGGGCGATCGATCTAAATGGGGCTAATGGGCAGCCGTTGGGACCGCAGCAGACGCTATTGGCGTTTGCGGATGCGGTGAAAACCCTGGGTGTGCAGCAGGCCGCCGTGGCGTTTGATCAGGCCGGGATGCATCTACCCGATGCGGTGGTGGCATTGCTCGCCAAGGGGCGCGGTGGGGCTGAGGCGGCTATCTCGGCTGCTGGGGCTAGTGCTGTTGATGATACTCAGGCACAGGCGGCGCAGGAATTGTTGCACGGCGCGCGTGGCCTTGATGACGCCGTTTCAAAATTTCAGGTTGTCGCAACGCTACTTGCGGCACCGGCTTTCGTGCATGGGTTGCAGATTTTAACAGCCCAATTTCAATATTGGATGAGTAATAAAACTGACGCTGATAAGGCTGCACGCGATGCCGCAATACGTGCATCAGATATTCAATTCTCCGGCCAATCCACTGTTGATGCGCGAAACGCTGAAGATGCGCTAAATGATGCGGGGGTTAAAAATCCAGGGCATTACGAAACACACGGGAAATTCACATTCTGGAAAGATGACGATGGTGGATGGACTAAAGACCAGATGATTTCCCGCGCGACTCATTTGATCGCATCAGGTGAAACACCACAAAACGCGGCGGCTATTGTGCAGCAAGAAGTTGCCAATGGAGGGTCGCCCACAATTTCGATTACCCGGCCCCTCGGCGGTGACACGTCAACATCCTTCGATGATCTCGAAAAACAATACGGGCTCCCCGTCGGACTTTTGGGCTCCATCCGCCACGTTGAAAGCGCGGACGGCACGAATACAGGCCCATCAAGCTCCGGGGCGGTCGGTGATTTTCAATTTCTACCTAGCACAGCGGCGGATTTGGGAATTGACCCCAATGACCCCAAGCAGGCGGCAAAGGGCGCGGCAGTTTATCTCGCGCAGCTGATCCGAAAATATGGCAGCGTCGCCAAGGGGATTGCTGCCTATAATTGGGGCGCCGGGCATCTTGACCAGGATATTTTGGCTCACGGCGATCAGTGGGGCAACTTCCTGCCCAATGAAACATCGCAGTATTTGCAGAAAATGGCCTCGTCTCTCGGGCACGGCGCCCGCACACACAGCGCCACTATAAATCACAACGGCGCAATCAATGTGACTGCTACATCCCCCCACGCATCCGATATCGCGCATGCCGTCAAAACCTCGGTCTATGGTGTATGGGATGACCATCTCAATAAAATGGGGCCGTTTTTAGTAGGCCAAGCCCAATCGGGGCAGCATTAAATGAGTGGTTTTATCGGTGGACTGCCGCTACTCCCCGCCTATGTTGGTGCTATAGTGCGGTCTCATATTCAACAGCAGGCAACTCAGCAATATCCGTCTAATCTGCCGCAGACGCATTTGAAGTGGGGTATTTTCACCTCCCTCACGCCGTCCAAGACGCCAACAGTTAGTCCCAACGGCGCACCAAGCGCGGCACCGACTGAGGTGCTGACCGGCTACAATACCGTGGTGGGATTCGATTTCAGCGTGGATGCGCAGTTGCCGACCTACCCTGTGGAGCAGGGAGGGTTCTCATCTTACAACAAGGTGCAGTTGCCTTTCGGGGCGCGGTTGCAATACGCGGTCAGCGGCGGCGCGATCAAGGTCAACCAGTTTTTACTCAAAGCGCTGTCTCTCGAAAAAGATACAAATCTTTATACGGTTCTGACTCCTGTTCAAACGCTGCAAAACGTCAATGTAAAGCATGTGGATTACAAACAGACCTCACGCGCTGGAATCACCCTTTTAACCGTCAATGTGTGGCTTGATGAGATACGACAAACCGCGACTTCCACAACACCCATATCCACGACCGGAAACCAGATTTCCGCCACACAGACACGCACGCCGAGCGCCCAAGCGCAGACACAATCCGGTGTGGTGCAGACGCAGGCTGCGATTTCGCAATTAGATTCACTGGCCCCGGCTAAGGGTTCGGTACCATGAGTGGGACTGCAATTCAGATTGTTCCGTTACAGGCCGTTGCATCGCAGCAAATAAGCGCCACGCTGTCTAACCAATCGGTGACGTTGAATGTATATCAGCTTAACTCTGGCGTTTACATGGATGTGATTTTATCGGGCGCGATCTTCCTTGCTGGTGTCTCGTGTCAAAACGGGCGGCCTATGATCTTAGGTAAGCCAGGCTTTGCGGGTGAATTCATATTCTGGGACCAAACAGGATCGAGTGATCCGTATTACACTGGTTTGGGCACGCGCTATTTGCTGTGCTACTATGCGACATGACCTTTTCCACTAAGATAATCTCTGTTACATTCACCCTGGCCAATGGACAGTTTCAGGGCACTGGGTCTAATACGCTGACAGTTTCAGGGCGGCGAGTGCTTTTTCACATGGAGCAGCAAGGCATATTTTCAAAAGATTACGTTGTCACCTCGATCTACGGCATGACGCAATCTCAGATGAATCAACTTTCGACCTATGCCGCATATCCCTACCAGGGAAACGAAAACACGATTTCCGTTTCTGCTGGCGACGCGAGTGGGATGGCGCTGGTTTTCCAAGGCAACATTTTCCAGGCCAACGCCGATTATAATGCCATGCCGAATGTGCCTTTCGTTTTAACTGCGTTTCAGAGTTCATTCGATTCCGTGGTTGTCACGCCGCCAACGAGCTATTCTGGCCCCACCGATGTGGCCTCAATTCTCACCGCGATGGGAGCGCAGTATTCGAGTGGGCCGCTGCGGGTTGAAAATAACGGCGTTGACGTGAAACTGGCCTCACCGTATTTCTCCGGGTCACTTGGGGATCAGGTCAACGCATGCGTCAAAGCGGCAAATATTGATTGCCGGGTTTCGACCGTGGAAGGTGTGATTGCGATTTGGCCGAAAGGTCAATCTCGGCAGGGGCAGGCGGTTACGATTTCACCCACAACGGGATTGATCGGTTACCCCACATTCAATCTCAACCAAATCCGGTTTCGCTGCGAGTTCAATCCGAATATCCGCTTTGGCGTGCCTGTGACCATTCAAAGCTCTTTGCAGCCAGCATGCGGAAACTGGACGCCCACAACCATCTCGTATGATCTCCAATCCGAGACACCTGACGGCGCGTGGTGGCAGACGATACAGGCGTTTACGAATTTTAACGGATCGCCTTCGGGTGTCTCGTAATGAATCCTTTCAGTGATGCCGACCTAAACAGCGCCAGCGGGCCATTCAATTCGATCAATTATCTCATTGATCAGGCTCTAGCGCGGATCGAAACCGTGTGCCGCGCTAAAGTAATTTCTTGCTCCAATTCGGGCAGTCTTTCGCCTATCGGCACAGTCGTAGTGCAACCTATGGTGTCCGTCCAGAATGGGGCTGGGGTGGCGTCACCTCACGGCTATATCAACAACGTAGTTTATTCTCGGTGGACCGGCGGCGCGAACGCAATCATCATGGACCCGGTAGCCGGCGATGTGGGGCTTTTACTGGTTTGCTCACGCGACACATCGGCGGTCAATGCGACCGGCGCGCCTGCAAATCCGGGGTCATTTAGGAAGTTTGATCGGGCGGACGGGGTTTTCTTTCCGGCGGGGCTTTCGGGCGTTCCTACTCAGTGGGTGCAGTTTATCGGGAATAAACTCACCGCCAATGCCGTCACGGAATTGGATTTGCAGATTGGCGGCATGACCATTCTGGCGGTCACGGGCGCAGGCGTAAATATCACTGGAACTCTGACGGTTTCGGGTGATGCCCATATCTCTGGCCGTGATTTCTTGACGCATGAGCATACCGGGGTGCAATCGGGCAGCAGCAACACGGGAGGCGTCGTTTGATCACTTGGTTTCTAAACCCCGACACATGGGATTCCTGCTTGGACATCAATGGCAATCCTGCTGTGGCGAGCGCGCCATATCAGCCTAGCCAGGATGTCGCCAGCGCAATCAAACTTTTTCAGGGAGAACTCTGGTATAACACCACGGCCGGCGTGCCCTATTTCGAGGATATTCTCGGCGCGACATCGCCTCCTTTATCGCTGATCTCTGGACTAATCTCGACTGCGGCGCTTACAGTACCGGAGGTGGTGACGGCTAACACTGTGATCACCAGCGTGCAAAACCGGACCGTTTCAGGTCAGGTGCAGTTTTCGACTTCAACGGGGGTAACCGCTAGTGTCGGGTTCTAATGTTCCGCCTCCCACTTTCACCAACGCGGGATTTGTTATCACGCCCGAGTCTGAGATTTTGGGCGGCGTGCAGGCAGATTGGGCGCAGTCCTATTCCTCTCTCGGAACGATCAACACCGCCCTAGAAACGCCGCAGGGCCAGGTTATTTCATCGGAAGCGGCGATCATCGGCAACGCGCAAAGTCAGTTTGTGGCGCTCGCCAACGGGGTTGACCCCGCACTTTCCACCGGGCGCATGCAGGATGCCATCGGGCGGATTTACTTCATTACTCGGCTTCCGGCTGAACCCACTACGGTCGCGTGTGTCTGCTCAGGATCGCCGGGAGTGGTGATTCCATCGACGGCGCTTTTGCAAGATCCCTACGGCAATACGTTTGTGGCATCCTCTGCGGCCACGATCTCGGGGGGTGGCACCGTGGCGCTGTCGTTTAGCGCGACCACTACAGGCCCCCTTGCCGTGGCGTCCAATAGCCTCTCGATTTATCAGACCATCCCCGGCTGGGATTCCGTTAGTAACTCGGCCGGAGTGCTGGGGCAGAATGTTGAAACCGCATCGGAATTTGAAACCCGGCGCGAGGCTACGATCGCCAATCAATCGAACGGCTCCGATGGGGCTATTCTCGGTAATATCCTGAATTTGCCGGTGAGTGAAATCCCACTTGATGCCTACGTGGTCAGCAATGACGCGGGCACGTCCACCGCATACGGGACTGTCACACTTTCGGCCAATGCGGTTTATGTGGGTTATTCTGGCGGGAATCCCGCTGCTATCGCCTTCGCCGCATGGCAAAAGAAAGCCCCTGGCGCGCCATGGTTTTCAGGGAATGGCACCTATACGATTATTGATCCCAATCCTTACTACGACGGCTCAGGGCCTTCCTACACGGTCAAAATCAACTCCGCCACGTCAACGCCAGTTAACACGGCGGTCAATCTTAAAAACTCCCCCGCCGTGCCATCTAATGCTCTCGCACTCGTCACTGCCGCGATCAATGCGGCTTACGCCGGAACGGATGGCTTGCCGCGCGCATCGCGCATTGGACAAACGGTTTACGCATCCCGCTTTTATCCCGGCATCGCTGCGGCGCTTCCGGGTGTGAATATCATTGACATTCTAATCGGCACCGGGTCGCCGTCATCTTATTCCCAAACTATCGAGATCGATCAGATTTCAACTTCCGGCTACGTGACGTTGACGCTGACATGAGCGGTGGATTTACTCACACTTTAGCATCGGCTGTTGAGGCTTATGTTTGGACCGGCGACGGGTCGCAGCTTGGTCTTGAGGGGCTTTCGGAAAGCATCACAGGGACTATCCCTGCGACTGGAATTAGCGGGTTCAACACTGGCCTTTTTGCAGGCTATTCATCGACTATTTTCAATCCCTTGACCGCTGGATTCCAAGGCACGCAGATTCTATTTGGCGGCATCGGCGATCCCACTGACGGCTATTATCCATACGATGTCACCACCTTAAACGGCACTGTGATAGTCGGCCCGTCAAGTAACACCTACATGGGCACGCT